ACGATGATTGAAAAATTACAAAAGCCCATCCGCTTCGATAAAGACGTCGAGTGGTTAGTGGTTGCCCGAGACGGAGAAAAGTTTTACGTATCTAAAGCCTCTAATATCTCGGAAGACGACTCCATTGAGTTAGTTGACATTAAGTCCAAGCCCCTACTCCAGTGGGCACTTGAGTTTGATTATCCTCTACGGAAGTTTGTTAAGCTACAAAAAACGCTGGTTGAGAAGTTCTTCGGATCTTGAATTATTTAAAACACTATGTAAAATTAATGCGAAAGGCTCAGGCTCGTACTACCGAGCTTGAGTTTTTTGAAAAACACCATGTATTTCCTAAGTCAATATATGGTAAAAATAATAAATTAGTAAAATTAACTCCAAGAGAGCACTATGTAGCTCATGCTTTATTGTATAAAGCAACGATAAAAAGATACGGAGAAAAACATGATAACTCCAAAAAGATGATTTATGCTTTTTGGGCTATGCATATGAAATATTCAAAGGTTAATTCTAGATTATACGAGACTCTTAAATTAAAAAGAAGTGAAGTGATGAAAAACTCGATTCCTTGGAATAAAGGTATTCCTATTTCAGAAGAAGCCAGAAAAAAATTAAGTAAATCAAGAACTGGCATGAAGTTCTCGGAAGAAACAAGAAAAAATATGAGTAAACCAAGATCTGAAGAGCATAGAAAAAATATTAGTAAAGGCAAGAAAGGCATGAAGTGGTGGAATAATGGCGTAAATTGCGTACTTAGAGCCGAAGCCCCTGAGGGTTATGAGCGCGGAAGGTTGACTCTGAGCAAAAAACTATGATATAATTCTCTTGTAATATGCACAAGAGAGTTTATGGCGAGTTTGTCTTTTGACCAACAATACATTAGGATCGCCAAGGAGATCCTTGAGGAGGGAGTCGAGGTTGTGGGTCGTAACAATCTCCGCTATAAGCAGATGTTCGGTCAGACCATCAAGATCGATCTTCGCGACGGATTCCCCGCCCTCACTCTACGCAAGATGCCCGTAAAGAACCTCTTTCGAGAGTTCATGTGGGACGTTAACGGGAACTATGAAGTCAGCAACCTTGGCCCTGCAAAACACTTCTGGGACTTCCTTGCCGATGCAGAAGGCCGCCTTGCTGGAGCCTATGGACGTAGCTGGAGAGCCTGGCCACAAGTCTGCCCAGAGCAACATATGCAATGGGAGAATTTCCGTGAAGAACCTTTTGACCAACTCAAGTGGATCTGGGAACAACTTAAAACCAAGCCAACTAATCGTCAGCTTGTCCTTCAGACTTTTAACCCTGCTTATCAGTCTCTTCATTGCCCTCCTTGTCATCCTAACATCACTTTTTCTAGTGATGGCCAGTTTCTTGATATTCTCGTAAACGCGAGATCTAACGACATGGCAACAGGAGTCCCGTTGGATATGTTCAGGTACGGATTGCTTTGCACCAAGATGGCAGAAGACGCCTATCTCACTCCTAGGTTTGTGATGTTTGCTTCCGCAAACAACCACATCTATTCTCAGAACGAGGAGGCTATCTCTCAGATCATTAAGAACTTCCCCATGGGTAAATCTGAGATTAAAATGAATGCCCTCAAGCCCATCTTTGATCTCGATCCAGAGACAGACTTTGAGCTTGTAGGTTACAGTTCTCATGGAAACGTGAGGATGGAGGTTGCTAATTGAAGAATTACGACTATAAGTCGGAGTTGCTGGAGGACGTGTTTGAGGTGGAGACATCTCCGCTCCTCCCTATTTATATTGTTGATTTTAAAGTAGCTGCGCATTTCATTAACGGATTTTACGACATCGCTGAGGAAGTTGCTCAGGGTGATGAGCAGTTGCTTCGTAAGCTTATTAAAGCAATGTGGGCCTATAGGCTTAATCGCGGACCAGACATGCTAGATCCTTTTGATTTCGTGGCCATTGTAGCCGATGATGAGAAAGGAGACGTGGGAGAAGAAGCATCTGTTAGTGGTAAGGGGTACTGGAGGCACATCGAGGCCCACAAGCTTAAGATGCAAGAGTATAAAGCGGGTAGAGCACCCAAACAAGACAATTTCCTCCTTGTACAAGATATTGGCTATGAGTACGTTAAGAGCAAGAAGTCCACTTTTAACTTCTTCTCAAAAGAGTTCTTTGAGGCTGATGACATAGCTGGTAAGATCGCTAGGATGAAACGTAACGCTTCTAAGCGTAGCAGGCTTGCAAAACGCCAGGTCCTCCTTGGCACGGTGGATGGAGATTGGCAAGGGATCGTATCTAACGATCATAAGATATTCTGGTGTAATACCGGGCCCTGGCTGCCTCGAATGCGCGGAAGTCAGGAAGTCGTGGATTATTACCTCCGAAAGGAAGGATTGAAGATTAAAGAGGCAAGGGAGTGTTATACAGTTAAAGTCGAGGTGGGTGACATCGGCGACGGACTTCTGCCTGGCTCTCCACTACGATTTTTTGACCTTTATGAAGAAGATGATGCTTGGCATTTTTCAGAAAAAGATACCTCAAAACTATCAAAAATACTTAGATCTAACCGTAGATCAAACAGGCCAGATCACCTTGAGTCCGCGAGACGTTTCCTCCTGTCTCACGGGATGTACCTCCCCGAACTCGCTGCGACTGGTGACCACGACAAACGACTCTTCTTCTCAAAAGCAGAAAAAGCCCGTAAGGAAAAGGGTAACCCTGAATTACGAGGTAGAAACAAGACAATCTGCATGGAAGTTATTGAGAAAGAGTTTGAGAAGTGCAAAGAGCTTGCTGTTAGGGACGAAGACACAAAACAAAAAATAAAATACGAGGAACAAAACCTAAAAGATTGCGGGGAGGATAAGCTTTGTAAGAAAGCAGTTCGACAAGCAATCAACGCCTATAAGGCAATTAGGGACGACATAAAACAAAAGCTCGCAAGCTTCACAACTAAATAACTGGCCCTCCCCTCTTGACATAACCGTTGAGAGGGGTTTATAATAGAACTCCCTAGTGGAGATGATTTATGCCAAGAAAAAAGCCAGAGAAAGAACACGATTCAGCGTTTGCGACACTGACTCCTAGTACTCCGGCTGAGATGTATAACAGCCTGACTCCTTGGCTCCAGAAGAAAGGATGTATCTTGCGTTTTGACTACAGTGCAAAACTCCAGAGCTACCACAGTCTGTATACCTGGGGAGATCCCACCCCAATCAAGGGAATCGAGTTTCCTAACGGGTTCTCTGTTGCTATGCCAGCTGACGAGAATTATCTCCAAGGTATTCAGAAAACTCTCCTTGGTATTGCTTCTGGTCAAGATGGTGACGGACTAACTGCTGAGGAAGCCGAATTCGCTCTGCCGTTGGTCATCTATCGCCAAGGCCGTGCTTCTGACATTGTCGATCATGTCCTAGGCTTACAGACTCTGAAAGCCCGGTATCACAAGAAAGTCGGTGGTGGTTTGTATGAGCAAGGAATTGCTTTCAAACCAAAAACGACTCTTGGCAAAAACACCGGCTCTAGTCCTATCTTTGCATACATCCCAGAGAAGTCTTGGTTCAAAGAAGAGATCCAAGATCTTAAGTTTGAAGATATCGTAAAGATCTTTCCTAAGTACGAGGCCAACATGATCAAGTTGATCCTCGGCCGTGCTGTTGTTGGCCGGAGTGGGACTGTTCACCCAGGCACAGGAGAAGTGATCAACCACGGATTCCGTAAAGCAGGTGTGGTGATCGGAGAACCTGGAGTCGGCAAGACTATCACTCTTAACGGAGTTCTTGACGCGATGAAGTACCTGGGTTATGAAGTCACTGCGATGGGAGACTTCGGCTCCCGCTTCAACCAAGGCGAGATCATCACTTCCCACCTGGCATACAACGACGACCTTACAACCGAGGGCCTGAAGTCTATGCTCACCGCTCATAGTTTCAAGTCTGTTGTTACTGGTGGTACAGAAAGAGTTGAAAATAAAGGAACAGACGCTGTTGAAGTCGTTGCAAATACTGTCATCTTGGCAAACTGCAACGAATGGAAACCTGAACTCACTTACGATCTAGACTCCGGTGCAATCTCTCGCTTGGCTCCTATTGCCACCTATCGACTATACGAACTTGAAGAAATGTCCGAAGAGGCTGGGCATGATCTCCACCCTGCTGCACATATTCGGTTTCTGTGCGAAAAATACGAAGTAGATCAACGAACGCTGTACATCAAGTTGTTACGCGATTGCGCCGACTTCTTCCTTGACCATTGCAAGGGAGAGCAGGGAGAGGACGTTCACTTCTACTCAGAAGCACTCCTGCCTTATATGCGGATCCAGATGCACAAAGCAGCTCTGGAGAGTTTCCTGAGGTTCATGCTTCTGGCTTATGCCATTCGCAATCGTAAAGCAAAGGGGACCTGGTTGCCTGAGCTAACACTAAATAGTTTTGAAGACGCGTACGAAGCAACTCGTTTCTTGATGATTGACAAACGAGCCGACAACCTTCGTACCCTAATGAAACAGGACTGGGAATATAACAACCGACCTTCTCGGCATCCTTACTGGGCACAGAGGAAGCTTTTGATCACTTCTGTAGATAAGGCTTGGGCTGCTCTTCAAGAATCTAAGTCAAGTAAGGATATCGCTCTAAGCGTCGAGATGGTACTCGATGTACTCCGACTCCGAGATGGATTTAACATGGGAAAGAAAATGCCGTACGTTGTAAGAACTTGGGAATCCGTAAAGGGGGAATGCAAGAAAATCTACTCCCTTGCCGAGAGACTCATCGACCAAATTTCTGAAGAAGAGCGCCTCTCTATTTGTAACCCTATGACACATTGTGACTCTCAGTGGTTGTATGATCCAGATTACGACCCTAAAAAAGTGGGAGGGGGTATCACAGCAAATTGTGACAATAAGTGAGGGGGGTAGCCATGAATAACATTCTTGTTTCAATCGATGAAGAAACTTGGAATCATAAGCCAAGTATCAAACTTCAGTATAAAGATTGGGTAGATAAGTTCGGTAACCCTCGTCATGAGGTGAGTGTGATTGGGGCTAGGCTAGGCTCTAACATCGATAAAGTGTCTCCTACATCCCTTGCTCGAGCACTCTCTCAAGGGAGGACATGGTCACCATTTATCTTCAATGAATGCCCTCACTGGAAAAGACCGCGACGTATTGAGACCTTGTTTAAATCCTGCCAAGTATTTGCTATTGACTTTGATAATGGAGAATCCACTGAAGAAATTAAAGAGCGCGCTAAAAAACTCGGAATTGAGTTCACAATTATCCACCATAGTTTCTCGAGTACAGAAGAGTTTCCAAAACACCGTGGAATCATCTTCACAGAAGAGAAGATTACGGATTTTGAAGAAGCTAAGAGATTCTCAGTGGCTTTAGCTTATGCCTTCGATGGAGATAAGCAGTGCATCGATGTGGCTCGGCTATACTTTGGGTCCAGGCCTGATAGCATAATCGAAGTAAACAAGGACGCTTGCGTTTCTATTAAAACATTACAATCACTCGCGAAAGAAATCAATGCTGATCAGTACATTAATAAAGTCTCTGAGAGGGGAGCAGAGAAACCTGAGGCCACGCACTGGGGAGATTCTACTGCTCAGAAAAATATTCTCCACAAACTCAGCAAATCGAAACAGACGTACATTCGGAAGAAAGTACTGGGGATACTCAAGGAGGTAGAGACTTTCGATGGTTCTAAGGGATCCAGGTACGAATGTGTATGGAGAAACACATCGCGATTGGCCAGGATGCCAGAGCTTGTAGGGTCTGCAGTGTTCCAATGGATGACTGAATCTATCAAAAAGAACAAGTATTTTGCAGATTGGGACTGGGAGCCGGAAGGGGTTGTGATGAACGCAATCAAATGGAGCATCGACCATTCGGACGATCCAGTTTAAAGTATTGGATAGATAATACTTTGAAAGGTGTCTGATTTAACGCCAGCCCAGCAAGAAGCAATTGCCAACCTAGAAAGTGGAGCTGCTGCGCTGGGCTTACAAATAGATCCAGAAGCGAGACAAGACGCGATCGATCAGGCTACTCTATTCGATTCTGAGGGTAATTACACAGGAGGCATACTCCCTGACACTAGAGAAGTGGGTTCTTATAGTCCCTCTTTTACTCCGAACATCTCTCCTTCTAGCGCACCTCCAAGTTATTACGTATACGATAAGAAATCTTCAGATCCTACTTACGCCGTACCAGGAACAAAGAACCTATTCGGTGGTAACTTAGATGTAATATCAAAACTTGACGATATATCATTCGAGCCTTTTGCAGATGGATCGTTAAGAAACTCCATCGCTTATATCGTCCCGTGGACAAGAGGCGGTTCGGTAAGCAGGACTCAGTTATCTTCGGCGCCTGGAGCCGCTCCAAGATCCGCCGCACTTGAGACTTTGATAGGAGAGATAACAAACATAGGCTTTAATTCTGAAGGTACGTTTGACTATTTCCCAGACTTAGAAAGCGCATACAGTGATTCTCAATATATACCCATCTGGGACAGCGAAGACTCTGCATGGAATCTTAATACAAAAGATCTAGTATTCACAGACAGCTTCCTAGACTCTAGCGTTTTCTCTGATTTCAAAGGAGATCTAAGCTCGGGATATTATTCTCAATACGCTCAGTTAGGAAACGGAGAATACGAGAAGAATAAGTCTTCTGCTGAAACTAGACAAACCAGCCTATCTTCAGAGATACCTATAGGATTTAGACAAGGCCTTTTAACCGGGGCAAGGTTCCTAGCAGATGAGTACATAGATAATAGTACACTTAGTAACATTACAACTGAGGCGTTAAACCTTGCAGCAAATATATTCGATGCTCCTTCAGGCCCTATATATTTAGGCAATGCAAACGGTATCATCAATCAAGTACTAGATTACGCAAATTTATTTGGAGCAAACATACCCACCGGATTCACAACATCAATCCACCCAGACTTGCAATCCAATAAGTCTAAATGGAATGCCGCAAACCTATCAGGTGCTTCAGCAACACCCGAGGGTATGTGGCAGTTTATGTTTAACCCTAGCGAGATAACTTTAAGTGTCGGGCCTAATTTCAGCGCAGCTGAAGTCTGGGGGGTGTCTGACGAAGCAAACGCAGGTCAGCCTCTTCACTGGACGGGTCATAAAAACCCCGAGCTAAAATTCAACAAAGTATTACTCAACGGGTACATATTTAAAAAGTCCGTAGAGGACTTAGAGCAGGGCATCATAGAGTTGTTTATGAAGACCCCAACAAATGACGCTACACATGGCCCAAAAGTACTCGAGTTTGTTTGGGGGAAGAAATGTTTTGGCCCTTGTGTGATTAAAGACATACAGGTCAACGAGAAGATGTGGGATAATGGCCTGTTAGTTAACGCAGAGGTGAGTTTTACTTTGGTCAGAGTGCCTGAGTGGACCGTAAATGACGGACAGGTGAGTACATATGATCCTAGCGCTTTACCTCCCATCTCTTCTCCTAGTGCTCCTTCAGGAACCACACCGTCGGTCGGTGTAGGAACAGATGCCCCTGACGAGAGAGAGAAACCTCAGCCTCCCAGAACACAAAAAGAAAACTTTGGAACTTTCCAACAATGTAAAAATATCCAAAGTGATACTGACGCAGCACAACAAGTATCCAATAAAATTAAATCAAATAGTTACGATCAAGGAAGTGGGTTTATTTACGCAGGAAGCATATTATTCCCTGGCACGGGTAACTATAGACCTACATTCCCAAGTAATTTAAAAACATACAATTCAGCTCTATCAAAATATAAATCTAACTCTTTTTATTCTCCCCATATGGCTGGATTTTTAGGAGAGAAATGTTTAAATCCAAATTTTTATTTTAAAACGGACGGATATGATCGCGACTATAGAGTCCTTGGGGGAGAAAATAAAGCAACAAAAGATCAGAAGATAGAAATAGATAAAAAACACAATGCTCAATTATCATCTTGTGCAGATCAACTTGCTAGTATAAGAGGGCCTCTAGAGCAGGCGTATAGAAACTTAAAGTGCAATAACTACCACGCAAACCCAGGAAATCCAACTGAAAGATTATAATAACTCATGGCAAATATAGCATTAGACATTAGAGCCAACACTCAAAAAGCCCTTGGAGAATTCAAGAAGTTATCTAGAGAACTAGATAATAAGTTCTTAGTTCAAGGGATAAAGCTTGATGTCGTAAAAAATGCTTTTAAGCAGATCAATAGGGAGTTCGAGCAATCTCTAGGAGATCAAGGATTCAAAGCCAGCGAGAGCATAGAACAGAGGCAAAGAGGTCTTGCTTTAAACCTTGCAAGTTTAGGAGGAGAATTAACTGACCAAGCAGTAAAAATTTCTGATGCTGTAAAAGATAGTTTGTTAGAGGCCCAGGCTGAAGCCTTAGTAACAGGGGAGTCTATAAAAGACGCACTTGATATTGCTGGTTTTGTTTCGTTCAGTGGATCATCGGACGAAGTAGAAAAACAATTTGCAGAATTTAGCGAGAGAGTAGCTAAGATAGGGACTAATTTTCAAAGAACTGTAGGAGAATCCCCTATAGGCTTATTAAAACAAGTAGCGGCGGGAAGGGCGCGGCCTGAAGATCTTTTACAACTTGATTTTTCTGCGGCAGGTGCTGCTGGAAATGCTCTTAAAGCAAGATTGGTAAAGTTTTCTGCGAGTCTTCAAAATAGATCTAGAGAAGAAAGAACGAGACTATTAGATAACTTCACAAAAGAGATAGAAGCTGACTTTAACAACGTAAATAATACATTCGGAAGATTACTCGCAGACTACAATAAAGATAGTCCCTTCGATGTATTTAGGCAGGAAATTACTGCGCTGTTTTCTCCTAAGGGACTATTTGGCAATCTTAGAGCGATCTCTGGTATAACCGAGGAGACTCAGGAATTCAAGAATTTTGAGGGGGAGTTTGTTGACAGAAACCTTCTACAATTAACTGCCAAACTATTAAAAACTATATTTGATAGAGAGAAAGGACTCTTTGCAACTCTCTTTAACTCTCTTAAAGATGTATTTGGCCAAAATCTAGACATACTAGAACCCATAGCAACTGGTATAACATTTTTTACCAACGTAATAAAACTAGTTAGTGACTTCTTTGGAAGCCAGATATTCAGAAACTTACTAACAACAATTAAAGAATTTTTTGGTCCCGTTCTAAACGGGATAAAGGCTGTATTCGACGGGATAAATAACACAGTACAAAGCTTTAATTTCTCTTCTATAGAGAAAATAGACACGGACGATATAAATAACTTTATTAGTGGTATCTTTGATGCCATAAGATTTGGTGTAAATAAAATAACCGAGTTTATTAAAGGAATAGACGTAAGCGATATCGGAAGGATAATAGGAAATATAATCAATGAAATAGTCAAGACTCTTCCGAGTTTTATAAACTTAGCCGTAGTAAGTATCGGTAAAGTTATTGAGACGATAGGCGCCACATTGAATAATGTAAGCGACGGTGACATTGGTAGTGTTCTCGCGGCCGCATTAAATGGTTTACAGACCATTGTTTTAAAAGCCATTCCGGTCATTGCGGGAGCGTTTTTTAAAGCATTAGGTGCCCTAGGAACTGCGTTTAATGAGTCAGGATTACTTGGTAAAACCCTGATAATAGGAACCATAGTAGGATTCTTTACTAAGTTGTTTACTGGGCAGGGGTTAATATCTAGGGTTAGAGAGTCAATATCAAAAGGCTTTACTAATTTATTTAGAGGAGGGCAAGAAGGCCGAGATAGGAGAGCAGCCGCAAGATTCTCAGGATTTGAATCAACCGTAGTTAGAAAGCTAGATGATATTATCAGATTACTTGGGGGCAATCCTCTGGCTGACGGGCCCGGTAGTGGTCCAAGAGGTCCAAGGGGCCCAAGGACCCGTAATCCACCCACCAGAGCCGCTCAGGAGAGATTTAGAAGGAGATTTGGCGATAGGGCATTTAGACAAAGATTCAGAAACCCCGTCAGAGGTGGCGCAAGGTTCAGGTTGGCAAGCCAAGTTGCACGTAGACAGGGCGGAAGATTATTAAACTTAGGTCCTAGATTCACTCAACCAATCACAAGAGCTTTAGGAGGATTAAGATCTCAACTCTCTCAATTCAGAGCCGGATTCGCAACGACACCACGTACAGTTAGGGGCTTCCAGATCGCAGTTGGTGGACCGAGTTCCCCAGGCAGGGCGTTTGATGCAGGTAAAGCATTCAGAGGGTTACCCGAGACGATCTCTAAGAGCTTCTCTGGTATATCCAATAGAATAACTTCGGCTTTCTCCAGTTCTAGTCAAAGAATCTCTGGTATATCTGGCTCTGTATCTTCTGGTATAACGAGGTTATTTAGTTCTGCGTCTAGGAGACTGGGGACATTGGCAACCGCAGCCACTAATTCGATATCCCAAGTTGCCAAAAATATTCCTCAGGTTGCATCAAGAGCCTCTAGACTCGCGTCAGATATCGCAAAGACTGGCGCCAATGTTGCAGGTAGAGTCGCATCTGGAGCTGGTAATGTTGCAAAAAAAGTCGGTGGTGGCGCAATTAACGCAGCATCAGCAGCGGGTAATGTTGCCAAAGGAGCGGGCGGGGTTTTAAAAAAATTAGGTGGTCCGTTAATTACTACGCTCTTAGGAGGATTTGCAATTGCAGACATTCTTGGACGTAAAACAGACGCCGCAGAGATGGAAGGACTCACACCAGAAGAAAAGAGAGAACGCCGTCGTCGAGATGAAAGAGGAAAAACAAGAGGGGTCCTCGGGGTCCTCGGAGGCATAGGCGGAGGAGCATTAGCAGGGGCTGGTGTTGGCGCGGCGTTAGGTGCAGCAGGGGCTAATCCTTTTACAGTAGCAGTTGGTGGGGTCCTCGGTTCGATCATCGGTGGAATCATTGGTGAAGAGGCGGTTAAGGCTCTTGGAGATGATATAATTGACGGAGTCACTAGATTCGCGAAACAAGTAGGAGGTTTCTTCTCTGGGTTATGGCAATCAACCTCTCAGTTGGCAGGTGATGGATGGAAGGCCATTACAGACTTCTTCGGTGAAAAAGGACCTATACAATCTACCTTTAGATTTATCGGCGATCTTCCTGGAAACATTGTTGATAAGATAAAAGAAGGTTTCTCGAACATATCAGAAACATTATCATCGCTACCAAGTAACATATGGGAAGGCATAAAGAGCGGGCTTAGTAAACTCAATCCCTTCGATGAGCCCGACGGAAGATTCTTGGGTGGTGTTGGCTCTGGTATGACTCTAGTGGGAGAGAACGGACCTGAGTTGGTTAACTTAGGAACCGCTAGTGTCGTCACTCCTCAAAGCTCTTTTGCCGGTCTAGGGCTAAATAATAGAGCTGCTGGCCCGCAAGTTAACAACATTGTTATCAATGTCAATGCCCCTGGAGCAAACGAGTTTGCAAACCAACTCAGCAACGACGTCTTGAACAGATTAGAAGAGCAATTCAATTACGCCTTGTCTTTAGCACCATAAGAAAATGACCACAAGCTTTGAACTATTCCCCTCTGCAAGTAATAGCAACGATCTAAATGCTATTAAAAATAACTTGCAGGTTAACGATAATTTAAGATCTGAAAATAGCGAGGAGATAAAGTACTCTAGAGCAAACCCCACTCTGATCGTTTCTGGTAAGTTATCTACCGACGAGAAGTATGGTGCTGGTTCTATCAAAGGGCTTTCCTATCCTCTCCAGTTAAATGACTCTGGTGGGTTAAAAACCTCTACAAATTACGACCGGCTTACCGAGCAAATCATAGAGACACTTAACACAAGAGTGGGTGAAAGAGTATATAGGCAATTCTTCGGGCTCCCAGAATTAATCTTTGAGACTGTTTCCGAAGAAGTATTGTCGCAAATTGTTAAAAAACAACTAGAAGAAGCAATCCCGTTCGATGTAGAGTTAGATGTCTCTGTAGAAATAAATCAAGAGGGCGGAGCAGTGATCTATGTTGGTTATTCCCTAGAGGGAACAGGTAAATACATAATTAAATATGCCACGAATACATAAAAATTTTGCAGAGTTTGGGGCCGATGCGCAACAGATGCTCATCGAGCAGATCCAAACAATTGATCTTGAAAAGATTGGGCCTAAGTCCATTGCACACGTAGGCAAGACTCTCATTGGCTTGATCAAACAATCCCATCGTTTCCAAGAGGAGACAGACGAGGAAGTAAGAGATAACTGGATCGCTATTCGCGAGTTATCTCACATCATCCTGGTAGAAATATTAAATAAGTATAAAGAACTTAGTGCTATGGGCGAAATCCCAGAGTGGGAGAGAGCTAACGTCATGGGAGTACTCACTGAGATCACTAAAGTATGCCACGACGAAGCAAAACGAGACGAACTATCGGAGATTAACTCTGGTAATAGGATCGATGAAAGTACATTAGATGAGATTTTAGGACTATGACTTCTCCAAGGATATACATTTATAAAATAACCTTTGAAGAAGTCCCCTATTTTTACTATGGTGTACATAGTGAAAAGAGGTATGGAGAATATTATATGGGTTCTCCAATTAGAAATAAATGGGCGTGGAAAACTTATACCCCTAAAAAACAAATACTTCAATTATTTGATTCTATAGAGGAGGCCGTCCTCATAGAACAACGTATAATTAAGTATTTTTTAGGGAAAGACTCTAATTGTTTAAATGCTTGCGCGGGTAGAGCTTTTTTAAATGGTAAAGGTGAAAAAAATCATCGTTACGGAACAAAGTGGTGGAATAACGGAATTGATAACCAAGTAACTATTAATTGTCCAGGTGAAGGATGGAAAAAAGGAAAAATACAAAGATCCCATAATTACAAGATGGGTAAAGAAAGTCCCAACGCAGGCAAAAAATGGTGGAATAATGGAGTAAACGAAATTTTTGCTAGTACAAAACCAGATGATTCTTGGTTTAAGGGTAGAATAAAGAAGGATTATCTTTATGAGAAAAGAAAGCCTTTGACGGAAGAGCATAAAGAAAAAATCTCAAAAGCTCTAAGAAAAAATAAGTATTTTACAGGGGATTAATAGTGCTAAACATCGACCAAGCAAGAGCCGGGGGAGAAGGTATGATCTCCAAAGCCGATCAGAAAAAGAAAATGAAAGATGGCCCTCCTATCTTTGAATCAGAAGATAGAGAAGTGGAGCTTAAGATCCCCGACGGTTGGAAGACAAAAGAATAGTTTAAAGAACAATATCGCGATATAGAGAAAATACCATGATGAACATGAAACCTCCAATGAATATGAAAGAGGGTAAAGATCACGATAAAGACGGCGATGTCGACTCTGATGATTATCTAATGGCGAAAGATAAGGCGATTAAAAAGGCCATGGGTAAAGAAGAAGAGAAGACAAGCGATAACGCAGAAGATAATCCTTGCTGGAAAGACTACGAGATGGTTGGGACGAAGACCAAGAATGGTAAGAAAGTTCCTAACTGCGTACCTAAAGGCTCTAACTCTGAATCTGAGTATTCTGAAATCAACGTACCCGACGGTTGGAGCGTAAGCGAAAATGTCTACAAACCCGAGTGATTACATCCTACCGGAAGGTTGGCAGATAGATCCTTCTTTTGCTGAAACGGTAGGACCTAAAATTAAAAAGAAGTCCCATCTTGTAGGTGACCAGGACAAATCCAAAATGCTCGAGGAAGAAATCGGTGATGACATGGATGGCGCTGACATGTCAGAAGAGGAGTATACGTACTGGTGCGAGTGTGAAGAAGAGGAAGAGGAAGAGGCAGATTACGCTGACGACGGTAAAAAATATACTCACACTTACACAGATAAAAAGGGTAAGAAAAAGAAAGTGAGATACGGTGCAAAAGGTTATTCTATTGCTCCTGGAACCAAGCGCGGGGATAGCTATTGCGCTAGGAGCTACGGTGACATGAAGTCACATAATAAAGATTGTTCAGGAAAAGATAGAAACACCCCGATGTGTCTATCTCGGCGTAAGTGGAAATGTAAAGGTAAATCGTCTTCTAAGGGGTGACATAACCGCCCCTTTCATTGTATAATAACTTAGTATAGGAGTAGTCCCATGTTATCAGCAATTTTGTATGTATTTGCGTTTAGTACTTGGGGGTTAGGGCTTGTTGCTTTCATCTCGGTAATTGGAATAAATATTGAAAAATGGCAAAAAAAGAAAGAGATAATTGAGTTTGAACTAAAAGAGAAAACAATCTTCTTAGAGCGTTTAACTTCCAATAGCTCTCCGTTAAACATGATGGCGGCGATGTCTCAGATGTCCAATAAGAAAGAGATCCCCATCCCAGACAAGGTCAAAGAACTCATGGCAAAAAGTCAGGGTCATCCCGAAGTAGAAGAAATTGATGGCACTGACGAGATCATCGGCGTTAGATTTGAAGCAGAAAACTATCCACCTGGGTTCGACGACGACGAAGAGTGATGGAAATACCAGAGATTGGAGCTGGGATAAGAGAGATAAAGATCAGATCTGCAGAAATTAAAATAGCAGAAATACGGCCGTGGGAAGTTCGTTCCCCGGTCGTTAATCGTATAGGTCTAGATCCAATCACTCAGAAGATAGGTAGGCCTATTGTGGACATACCTGGATGCGTTGAAGCGAGGCAGAGCGACAACATGGAGTTACTTGAGGACGACCCAAAGGGTAACCTAACTCTATGCGATGGCGGAGTACCTTATTTTAGACCTATACAATTTGAACCAGAGGTAATACTTCAGACTCCTAAACCTAAGGCGAATACGAAACAAAAAGAAACGCCTAAACCTGAATTACCAAAAGCAAAGGTGCCAGAGATTCCTAAGACTCCGCCTTCTAAGGCAAATGTAAAGATAGAGTGCCCCACTCAGAAGTTATTAGACGAACAACCTGTAGGTCTTATATTCGATGGAGGGCGTAAAGAAGTCACAGGATATAGACTAGAAGGCAAGCAATGTATTGTAGAGACTAAAGACGTGACAATAATAGAACAAGCAGTCAATGCTCTACCTCCCACAGGAACCGTGGTTACAACGGCTTCTATTGCCATAGTTGCTACTACATCGGCTCTTATGGCAAAACCATTTGCGGATATATTACTCAGGGTTATAAAACCTACAACTAAGAAAATTATTAAAAAGATCGCCTCTATTCGGGGGAAGACTTCAAAGGTTGAGAGCGTAAGGGAGCGCCGAGATGCTCAGCGCGACCGGGTAAATGCGATTCAGGCTTTGAGGAAGGCGCTGAAGAAATAGCGTGAGTGTGAGGGTGAGTATGCCCCGGTGGGTTGTTAATTAGGACGTCCGCGCAGATCTTGTAATATGGCGAACGAGGATGGAATTGTATACCATCTTTGGCTAGATTGCCACAATTTCTTAACCTTGCTAGCTCAAACTCTAACCTTTTACTAGAGGTAATCTGATTCTGTAACTCTATTTGTGCTTGAGCGGCGTCTTTACATAACTGCTGAAGCTTGGAGTCCATGGGCCTCGACCAAGTTATCGAGAAACCCACACCTAAGTTATAATTATCTTTCTGAGCAGTTCTAACTTTCTTCCTAAATAATACTTCACCAGGGTTATCTAAAACCCCGTCTCCCATCGGTCTTCCTTCCTCATCAAATGCTCCGAAGTTATCTGTAACATCATACACCGGGTCTAGATAACTACCTTCAAATGGTTTCTGTGCTGCAATGGCCCCAGTTACGTAGGGCGTGAAGTTCATAGTCGGTCCTTGACATTGAACTCCTCCGCCATAACCATTTGTGATATAGGGACCTTGTAAAACCTGGATCGCTTGATTAGTAACAGACCCTGAAGAATTAGCAACAGGAGCAGCTGTGGCGCTAACACCACCCACAGTTTCAGAAAGAGCCGGAGCCGGGGATAATAGTCCACAACTGATTATTGCGTAAAGATACTTGTAGTATCTGTGATGCTTTGTATTTCTGTTGTTCTTTGAATTATTGTTTGGTTCTGCAGCCCTGGTCCAAGGTAAGATTCCGTAAATTGAAAAGCGGCCCCTGGATCTTTCTGTACCCAATTCGGTTTTCTTGATAGATCTAATCCTGTCCATGTCGCTGAGATCCCGTTAGCATTACCCGTTATCTGAGTCGTGGGTGGTGTCATACTTTCACCGGAATTTTTTATATTTGACCCAGTAACCGAATAAGTGTATCCTGTATTGTAATCAATAGAGTTGATTGTCTCTACGATCTTAGAGGTGGTCTCTGTATGACTTGTCATACTGCCTTGAGAGAAGTTAGGAACCACAGGCACAGCACCTACCGAGGCCATGAGACTATGACCGATCCCTAAAATCAATCCCAGTCCTATGGCCTCGTGTAATCTATACATTTAACTCAGTCGATAGAGAGCTCGGAGATAAATTGACCGATTGCGGTTGTACCCGCACCACCTGCAGTAATTGTGAATATACCATCAGAGCCAATCGTACCCGCAAGAGTTCCTGCTACGCCTCCAGAAGTTGTTGTCGTAGATCCTAACATCGGGAGCGTAGGAGCAACACCCGAGGTGATTGTTGTGGCTGCAGGAGTTGCGTCGCCTTCAATGAACGACTCGGAGAAAGAGTAGGCATCCCCGGCGGTGGTGATACTGTAGTCCGCCGCAGTGAAACCTACAGCAGCGCCAGCTGTAAGAGTGCCTAGACCACCGGCAGTATCTAGAGTGATATTGTTTCCTGAGACTGTGTATGTGGAGCCGATTCTATTCGCAACGCTACCCGCTCCATCAACGGTAAGCTGAATAGAAGACTGCATTTTATGTGTGATATCGGCCATTGCAGGAGTAGCGATTCCTAACATAGCCAGACCTAGAATTATCTGTTTCTTCATGATATTTGGATATATAGTGCACTATCCAGTTATCTTTAATCGAAAAATGTTTAAATATTACTTGTAGAGATTTTTAATAATTCTACATCAAAACATCTATCCCACGCTTTTTAAGGTGGCAAAACATATGGTACCCTTACACGCACATTTCGCTGAATTTTTTACTCCTTACAGACCGCACACAGTTGGGTTTGATCAGCACTTCACCACACTAGATAAGATCACAAACGCCTCGGCGCCAAGTTTCCCCAAGTACAACGTTTATAAAAAATCCGAAGACTCAGAAGAGTACTACGTTGACTTTGCAGTAGCGGGATATACACAAGAAGATCTGCTAATAAGATCTGAAGGTCAAGAATTAACCGTCGAAGGCAAGATAGAAGATAAAGATGATTATATCTACCAACACCAGGGGATCGCTAAAAGATCCTTTAGAAAGGTGTTATACTTAGAAGATAATGTATACGTAGAAGATGCCAAATTACAGAGTGGTATCTTATCCATCCGACTCAAACGAGTAGTTCCAGAAGAGCAAAAACCAAAAGAGATTAAAATTAATTAATTAGCTATTTACAGCTAGGTCTCCTTGTGATAGAATATCCCTATCCCAAGGAGTATTTTAATGAGTACGATCAGCAGCCTTACAAACTCTCTCAACGTACTTATCGAGAATCACGTAAAGCACTCCGTGTTTATCTGGGGTGCCCCAGGTATCGGTAAGTCTTCCGCAGTAAAACAGGTTGCTAAAGAACAAGATCTAAAGCTGATCGATCTTAGGATCTCTCAACTCGCTCCTACAGATATTCGAGGATTGCCATACACTAAAGATGGCAAAGCTCATTTTGCCCCGCCATCTTTCTTACCCACAGAAGGCGAGGGCATTTTGTTTCTCGACGAATTGAACATGGCCTCCCCAAGTGTCATGGGTATTGCTCAACAGCTCATCCTAGATCGTCAGGTAGGAGATTACAAAGTACCCGATGGATGGTTTATTATTGCCGCAGGTAATCGCACAGAAGATCGTGCGGCTATCTCTCAAATGCCGGCGCCTGTAGCTAATCGTTTCATCCACTTTCACATTGATTGCACTCTTGACTCTTGGAAGGAATATGCTATTGCCCAGGGGATCGACGAGAAGATCCTATCTTTTTTGAACTTTAGACCCCAGCTTTTATATAATTTTGAAAAGAATCAATCCGCTTGGCCTTCTCCTCGGAGTTGGGAATTCGCTGATACTCTCCTTAGCGTTAACCTTAATATTGAATCTGCCGTCGGTGCAGGTGCGGCTTCTGAGTTTTACGCCTATCAGACAATCTATAGAGAACTTCCAGACATTGAGTCTATATTTAGAGGAGAAAATATCACCGTACCTAGTGAACCTTCATTGATATACGCCGTATGCGGAGCGATGATCAACCGAGCTAGCACAGCAAACGATATCTACAAGGGTCTTAAATGGCTAATGGGAGGAACTACTGAGGACTATATTGGTCTGTATATGAGCGACGCTCTGATTGCTCTTAAAGCAAAAAACCTCCAAGGTGCATTTGTTAAACTCATCGCGAAAGATAAAGAGACAAAGAGTTTCATGGCAAAATATCAGGAGCTCCTTAAATGAGCAGCTTTGAAGATAGATTCGTAAAATCAAGAGTAAAACTCCTTAAAAAGTCTCCGTTTTTTGGTACAATCCTCCTACACACAGAGTATGAACTTACAGACTCTATTGAAACAGCTGCCACTGATGGTTCTACTCTACTCATTAACGAAGAGTGGATGTGCAAACAGACAGAAGATCACTTCAACGGAGTACTTCTACATGAAACTCTTCACATGGCTCTTTGTCACATCGAGAGAACAAACGACTTAGAAGATATGATGCTGGCGAACATCGCCGCAGATATCGTAGTCAACGGGATCATAAAAGACAATCAGATTTCTTTGCCTAAAGAAGCTATATACGACGACGATTTGAAACATCTGGGTGTGAGAGAAATCTACTCGATATTAAGAAATAAACAGAAAGAAAACGAGAACTATATCTCAGACAAATACGGATCAGAAGATGTTAACGAATGTTTAAGACCAAGTAAACAACAGGGAAAGAGCGAGGGAGAAAAGGTAAATAAAAAATCTAAATGGGAAAATATAATTAACAAAGCAAAGACGATCGCTAAGATGAAGCAAGCCGGGGTGAAAGGCTCTGGAATGGCACGGGTATTCAAGGAATTACTCGACCCCACAATCAACTGGAAAGACGCGCTATATAAATACGTCACTCAATCTCGGGCGGACTTCGAGGGATACGACCGTAGGTTTATCCACGATGGTATGTATATTGACGATGTTGGTGGTAATAAGGTCCATGTAGCAGCGTTTGTAGATACTTCTGGATCCGTAGATGAGGAGCTCCTGCAAAACTTCTTATCCGAATTGTTCTTTGCAATTAACTCCACACGAGGAACTACAGGGTACCTGTATTATTTTGACACTGAACTCTATCCTCAAGGCAATATCGAAGACTTAGATGGCGTACCCAAGCCTGTTGGTTTAGGTGGAACTAGTTTTGTACCCATCATGTCAGAGTTAAATAAGATCGCTTCGGAAAGCGCCCATGTGAACACTGTAGGTATTATCTACACTGATGGATTTGCTCCGATGACTTGGAAAGAGCCGGAGACTCCGTTGCTCTGGTGCATATCTCCTGGCGGTATAAAAGAAGAAAGCATTAAATACGGAGATGTAGTTAGAATAGAGAAGTAAAGTTTAAAGTTAGGTATATTATTTACTAGCAATGGCGCATCCTACAGATAACTTTCTAATTCCAGAACACGACTACCAACAGCATATCGGCGCGACTGCAGATCATGGCCCGACATCAATTGTGTATAAGAGGGGAGGATCCGGTGGTGCTATTGCGGCTACAGAGACAATTACTTACGACGCTAATGATAAGATTGCTACAAGATCTATTGTCTGGAACGTCTGATCTATGATATAATTAGAGGGTAATCAACCGCCCTCTTTCTATGTCTGTAAAACTTGTATGGATTACACCAGATGCAGAGCACCTCATCTCGGACATGGCGCGTGTGTCCAACCCATCAAACCAAGGTAACTACGATACTGCAGATAGGCTAATCCGCTACTTAATCAAACATCGCCACTGGAGTCCGTTTGAGATGGCATCCATGTGCTTGGAGATCAACACTAATCGTGGTATTGCAGCACAGATCCTTCGTCATCGAAGCTTTAGCTTCCAGGAGTTCTCGCAACGTTACGCCGATGTTGGCGCACTAACAGACATCGAGATCCCAGAACTTCGTCGCCAAGACACCAAAAACCGCCAAAACTCCACAGACGATCTGTCCTTCGAAGTTAAGGCGGAATTGTACGAAGAGGCTTCAGTCCTGATCGAACAATCTAAGAAACTTTACAACAAAATGTTGGATAAAGGAGTCGCTAAGGAATGTGCTAGATTCTTCCTTCCTATTGCCACGCCTTCTAGACTTTACATGACTGGTACGATTCGTTCGTGGCTGCATTATATTGACCTCCGTTCGGCTAATGGGACACAAAAAGAACATATGAATATTGCCCTAGGATGTAAAGAAATCCTAGAGCAAGAACTTCCGAATGTTTGTACGGCTATGTGGGGGCAGCCTCCTATTCAGCTGCAGCAGAACCTTTAGGGAATAAAGCAGCTTCTAGTTGAGCTACAACAAGATCATCTAGGTCGTTATCTGTTTTGGATACAATACGCTTGAGGATTTCAACCACAAGGTATTTTACCTGATCAGACTCAACGGCCTTCATTACTATGCTTTTAGCAATGGGAAAGAATACGGCCAACATAATTTATAGTAGATAGTTCTATCAAGTGTCTATAAACGATAAATGTATTTGCTGAAATGTATCCCCCAAATGTGACAATCCGATCCACCCCAAGCCTTACCCCACCGAGGCTTGGTTAATATTGCCGACCCAACCTGCGGGTTATGCTTCCATGCGCTGCGCGACGGGGCGCCCGACAAATCTTAACTCTGAGTTAACTTTATGCTAGGAATCACCTCGGCCAAATGCCCCGGTAAACGGGCTCATGGGATTACCCCAAGTCCTCAGCTCTCCTCTAAAAGGCACCGACCTATT